CGGAACTGATATACACGGTAGTCTTGAGAAGTATTATCAAACCGGCAAGATCCAGGCAGAACACAGCAAGATGGTTTGCGGTACTGTCGATGCAGTCAATGAAGAGTTTGGTAACTTGACATGGTTGTCTGAAAAGTCCTTCTCTTCTCTTGAGCATGGATATGGTGGCAAGATTGACCTGCATGGGGATAACTTGGTAATCGACTTCAAGACTAAAGAGTTTGGCGAAGGTGATAAGAAGTTGCATTGGGAGGAACAAGCGATTCAACTCGCTGCTTACGCTTACGGTCTGGGTATGCCTGATGCTACCCTTGCAAACGTTTTTGTCAGTGTAACGAATCCTGGCCTTGTTAAAGTGCATATCTGGAAGGAATCAACAGCGCATTACTTTGAAGGCTTTCGCAGGATGTTGGAATTGTGGAAATGGACAAAGGGTTATGACGCATCACAGGAGGTGACGAAGTGAAAAGACTCGGAGACATCCAGCAAGAGTTAAAAGCCCATAAGGGGCAGAGAAACGATTTCGGAAATTACGACTATCGTAGTTGTGAAGATATCCTTGAAGCCGTCAAGCCTCTCCTGGTGAAGAACAAACTTATCATGACGCTTGATGATGAAATGATCGAAGTCGGTGGCCGCGTTTACGTCAAGGCAACAGCAAGATTGTATGACGATAAGAACACGCTCATAGCAGAAGTCACCGCTAACGCTTGCGAGGCTGAGAGCAAGAAGGGTATGGACTCGGCACAGATCACTGGTGCCGCTTCATCGTATGCCAGGAAATACGCTCTTAATGGTCTGTTCCTGATTGACGACACCAAGGACGCAGACACGCAAGACAACAGTTACACACCACCACCGTCAACAACGTCCAGCACAAGCCAACCTGCTGCCTCTGGTTGCATTTCAGAAGCACAAGGCAAGCGCCTGTTCGCTATCTGCAAATCATCCGGCACAACGATTGCTGACTGTGCAAACAAATTCGGCTTTAAAAAGGCCGGTGAGATTAACAAGTCTCAGTACAAAGAGATTTGCGAGTGGGCCGAGTCAGGTCATAAGGCCGACATGGTGCAGGAAGTTTTTGACGACGATATTCCGTTCTGATTAACCGCCACAATAGCCCATCTCCATTCCCTTTAACCACGGAGGCAGAACATGGAAAACCTGATTAGAGCTTTAACCATTTTCCTGAAATACGGAAACCCGACATATCCGACACACTGCGAGCAGGATGTTATGTATATTTGTGGCATTGAGCCAGACATGGTGACTGTCGAGGACAAGGAAGAACTTAACGCCTTAGGGTTTATTGTGAGCGAAGACGGAGACGATGGTTTTATTAGTTTTAAATATGGTAGCGCCTGATTAATTCTTGACACCACGACAGACTAACCTTAACGGAGGAAACTATGGAAAAGAATCAAGCACAACTTGGCCCAGCATGTGAGGTAAAACGACCGTCAGAGGTGAGCCAGGAAATAGGGCATATGGCCGCAGCAATCCAAGAGCTTGACACACAGCTATCTCGTCTGTTCGATAGGCTCACTCCTGTACTCAGACACCAACTACCTTCCACCTGCAAACAAGAGGAGTGTGAAAAAGATCAAGAGTTGGTACAGGTAGCCGGTGAGGTCAGAACCAGCAGGTACAACATTGACGAGTTTATCTCACAGGTCAGAGACACACTCGACCGGCTAGAGATTTAATGTTGACACCAACAACCAGTGTGATAAGCTAACTGTGTACTTTTCGACGGGTACGGTTTAGCTTACATCATTTTGGGAAAACCCCGCACAAACGCTAAACCCTGCACATCCCGTCGAAAGGATCGTGTGGGGTTTTCCTATTTGGTGGCGTGAGTTTCACCTAAACAAATCGTCAATACTTGGCGGGATGGCTCACAAGGAAACATAGAACAAAGAGCGTCACTCTTACCGGCGGAGCAAGAATATGTTCGACGATAAATTGTTAGACAGATTCAATAAGAAGATATCCAAAGTAACCTCTGGTTGCTGGGAATGGAATGCCTGTCGGTTTGATGATGGGTATGGCAGGTTTGTGGTAAACGCTAAGGTAGTCCTTGCCCATAGAATGAGCTATCAAATACACGTTGGTGTTATCCCTGACAATCTTCTTGTTCTACATAAATGCGATAACCCGCCGTGCGTAAACCCTGAGCATCTATTCGTTGGCACACACCAAGACAACACAGACGATATGATCGCGAAGGGGAGAGGGTATAGGGGCAATGAAGAGACTCGACCACATGGGGAAAGTTGCTATAATTCAAAGTTCAAAGATGGCGACATTGTATCCATAAGATTAAGAGCCGCTGAAGGTGCTAAAACGAAAGATCTTGCAAAGTTGTATGATGTGCAGGAATCTGCAATACGGAAAATAATAACACGAACTGCATGGAAACATATCGATTAGTCGGATTGTCTCTAACAAAGGAGAAACAAAATGAAAGACCGATGGAAGAGGATATGCGATTGGTGCTGGTTCTACATCTACTTGAGTGGCAACGAGTTCGACCACAAGCTGAATCTTAACTACGTACGCATCTTTGCCGGGAAGACAACGCTAAAAGAGGACACAGTAAGAATTGTTAAGCAGAGGCAGAGAGCGCACGACTTGGACATGAAGTATAGCGACATGAAGATGTATTAACCCCTTCACTCGGTAGTTGTCTCAGTATAGGAGAGAGCCAATGTTTGACCAACCAAGTTATAACAGCCTACAGGACAAGACAGGAAGCAACGGGGCTCTGCCTGACGCTGAGTATAATTTATACTGTAAAGCGATACCAGGCCCGGACTACAAGCTGAATTACTATAAGGCGAGTTGCGCTGTCAGACTGGAGAAACATTCCTGTCAAAGTTGCGACTGCCCACGGTTCGCAGGCGAGAAGCCGAAGGTCGTAGGTGGTAGCCAGGAGCATCACAAGAAGCCACGGCGTAGACCTGCACCACGTATTCACAAATGCCTGTGCTGCTCTAAAGAGAAGTTTATCCAAGGTCGCGGCCTTTGCCGACCCTGCTACAACTTTCACAGCGTCAGAGGCATATTAGACAACTATCCAAAGACGCGCAACTTAGGCGCTACGAGGGCGAAGACATGAACAAAGTTGAGCAACGCTTAGTTGATAAGGGTAAAGGCGATTGCATGACAGCCGTACTTGCAAGCCTTTTAGAGATACCTTACGAGGCAGTGCCTAACTTCAACTTTCTGCCGGGATGGATATGGCATAACGTCTATATCATGTACTTGTGGTCGCTTGGTTGGGAGTATGATGGTAACGGTCATCACGGCACGTGGGATGTTGCAAGCGGAGAAGGTAGTTTTAACGGATTCTATGATGTGTCTATCCCAAGTCGAACATACGACCTAGAAGAAGGCATCACTCACGCTGTCGTTATGAATACTGCTTTTATATGCGTCCATGATCCTCACCCAAACAAGAAATGGCAAGACGAAAACATCAAGGAAGACTACCTTTATTTTTGTGGAGTGAAGTGCCGGACCGATGAAGCGTGGATAGCCATAGAAAAGAATAAACAGGTTGTTTAGCCCTTTCCCCACAACAGGAGAAGACGATGATCGACAAATATCCACTTGTCTGTATAAAATGGGCTGATAGTTTTGGAGTCAGTTCGACATGGGTTGATATAACTGAAGACCTACCGAAAGAACCACACTATTGTTATTCTACAGGTTGGTTAATTAAGGATGGTGAGCAGATTAAAATCGTTGTCCCCCATCTTTCGCCTGACAACGAAGAAATAGGCGCACGGTTAACAGGGTGCGGTGATATGTCAATTCCTACTTCGGCAATTGTTGAAATGAAAGTTCTGTCACCAAAGGGGAAGACATGAAACGATCACAGGAAGACATAAGACGCCGCCAGCTGTTCGTCAAAAACATGATAGCCAAGTGGAACAGAGAGCTGGCCCTTGCTGACACATGCGCTGATTGCCCGTTTAAGAACCAGGAGTGCAAGCCTGACTGTCCGGTGACGTGGTGAAACCTCTCAGGCTTATCAATGACGGCGTTCGCAGTCGAGCTATCGAGCTGATCAAGAAATCTCCTGATGAACCCGTCTACGAAATGGTGCTGAGACAAGCTGAGTCACTCCGTAGCATAGAGCAGAACGCCAAGGCACACGCTATGCTGTCTGACATATCAAAGCAGGTTACATGGCACGGTGTTAAGTTGAGCGTTGAAGTCTGGAAACGGTTGACCATTGCGGCGATGCTTCGTGAGATTGGAGAGAAGCCGATACTTGTTCCAGCTCTTGACGGTTGTGGTATTGATATTATCTATGAGAAGTCCAGCAAGCTTGGAGTTAAAAAGACGGTTCTCTGGATCGAATGGCTTTACATGTTCGGAGCTGAGAATAACGTGGTGTGGAAAGATCCTTCTGACGCTGCTAACTCTGAACGTAAATAAAAAGAAAATATATGCTTATTATCCTTGACAGAGAAAACTTGTTCTTGTACTATGTACTTAACAAGGCGACAAACCAACAAGGAGAACGAAATGCCAACGGGACATACTAAAAAATTCTTAGCAGAAACTCTCCTAGGGATTGACTACGACGTAAACATTTATCACAACGGCGGTTCCTTTTACACTGTAATGGCGACAGATGTTGATACAGGGGAAAGACGCTATCAGTCATTTCGCGGTCTTCGCGCTCAAGTCGATGCCAGAAGAGAAGCCAAACGCCAAGCCAAACGACAGGACAGACCATGAACCTACGCAAGATCATAGAAGCCAAAGGATACACCGTATCAGACCTTGTACTAAGGTGGCCGCCGTCACGCCCTGTCAAAGAGCACAGCCGTAGACGATGGGTTAACTTGGTGCTGAGTTCAGACCGTCAGGAGCATATCGACATGGTGAACGGATTGCCAGACAAGCAATGACAGTTGTGCATTTAGATGGGTGGGCAGACGGTAGCAAGCTGGTTACTTGCACAATTCCCGAGCCGGGTCTGTCCATCCTTCTAAGCACACAACACTAAAGGAGCAATGACATGGAATGGATTAGCGTTGAGGATAGGTTGCCTGTTGATAGAGGTGACCACTTTGCAAAGTATATAACTATGGAGGTGCTAGTTTATGATGGTCATCGTGTTTATGTAGACACTTTCATCGCTGGCAACACCATTGAATACTGGTCTAAGTTCGAATCACTCGTAGTCACCCACTGGATGCCACTACCATCACCACCGGAGGCATAACATGGCAAAGCACAGTTATATTGAAAACGCTGACGAAGCTTGGTGCTCTGAATGTTCTTTTCGGTGCGAGCCAATCTGCGACGATGGATCTTTCGACTTTGAACATGGCAGCATCAAAGGCACTCACAGCTACGGCGAAGAATGGACTTCTGACTGTTGCTCATCTGCGATTATAGATGAAGACGACAGGCCGTGGGTCGCTGACGTTGTGGAAGGATGCCCGGAGCCATGAAGCAGAAAACCTGCAAACTTCTCACATGCAAAAAGAAGTTCACTCCAACTCAGTTCGCCCAGGTCGTCTGTGATTGGAAGTGCTCTATCGACTACGACAAGCAGAAGAAGGCGAAGAAAGCAGCGAAGGAACACACCAAGGCGAAGAAGTCGTTTAACCTCTCTGACAAGCCTTTACAGAAGAAGCTAACCCAAGCACTCGTAAACAAGTTTGTTCGCTTACGGGATGCGTCAGAGCCTTGTATAAGCTGTGGGACATACACCGGGCAGATGCAAGCCGGTCACTATCGGTCAGTTGGAAGTCACCCCCATTTACGGTACAACACACGCAACATTTTTAAACAATGCGCCAGGTGTAACAGTGAGTTGAGTGCAAATTTGATTGAGTTTAGAATCTCGCTTGTAAAAAAGTTCGGTACAGATTACGTTGAGAACCTGGAAGCTGACCAGACACCGCGCCAGTTTAATAACGAAGAGGTTATACTAATCGGCAAATATTATAAGGGCTTGATTAAGGCGATTGAAAAATGATTATCCTCAAGGTTCTATTTCTATTCGCCGTTTACTATTCAGGAACCGTGATCTTTAAACTGAACTATTGACGCCTTACATGAATAGCATTTGACAAACGAAAGGTGAATTATGAATTGGAAGTTAGCTCAAAAACAAAGTCTTCCACTTGAGGCTAAAATCATACTTACTCAGCGCAGGATCAGCGAATGGTATGAATATTATGAGGGAAACGTTGATATCTTCTTTTCTGGTGGTTGGGACTCCACGATATTGCTAGACATAGCGAGGGGAATGTACCCAGACATTGCAGCTGTCTTTGTTGACACCGGGCTTGAGTTCCCAGAGATTAAAGCGTTTGTAAAAACATTCGACAACGTTGTAATTATTCGACCAAAGATGTCATATCGGAAGGTTATTAAGAAATACGGCCATCCGGTAATAAGTAAAAAAGTATCAATGGCTATCTCGCGATACCGAGGAACTAAGAGCGAAAAACAAAGGGATCTGAGGGCTAACGGTGGCACATGCCCATCTTCCGGTAAAAAACAGGCCCGCACCATACCTAAAAAATATCACCGAGTGATTGATGCTCCTTTTAAAATAAGCGACAAATGTTGTGATGTAATGAAAAAGGAACCGGCAAAGAGGAGACATAAGGAGTCAGGGAACGTACCTATGACGGCAGAGATGGCCGTAGATAGTAAGAATAGGCAAGAGGTATATAACAGGACAGGGTGCAATGCTTTTGACAGAGATATACCTAAATCTATGCCTATGTCATTCTGGACACATAAGGATAAACTTGAATACACCAAAAGATTTAATCTGAAGATCTGTATTGTCTACAGTATGGGTTATGACAGAACCGGTTGTTATAAGTGTAAATTTGGTTGTGACATGGAACCGTCACCAGGACGATTTGTATTAATGAAAGACACACACCCAGATTTATGGGAATCAATTGTTAATGATCCTGAAGAAATCAAGGTTCTAAACTTCTTAGAAATCCCATACGGTGTTGCTGGCGACAAAGGTCAAGAGTTGCTATTCTAGCCCTTCCCCCAGGTAAGACATGAAAGCTTGACAACAGAAAAGGCATCATGTATATTTTAAAAACATTGATTGTAGGCGCATGGACAGATGCGATAAACGATAGTAGTAGAAAGACCCGTTTCAGGAGTGGCTGTCCCCACCCTGTTGCGGGTTTTTTGCGTTTAAGTGATAACTAATGAAACGTGGGTATCTAAAATTATACAGAAAGATCCAAGACAATTGGATGTGGCAAGACAAGCCCTTTTCATTTGGACATGCCTGGATTGATCTATTAATCAGCGCGAACATTAAAGATACAAAGTTCGTCAAGCGTAGCCAGGTCATAGAGGTTAAACGTGGTCAGATTGCTATATCAACAAAGGGCTTTGCTGACCGTTGGGGATGGTCAAGGGGGAAAGTTGACAGGTTCCTAAAACAACTCGAAAACGAACACCAAATCGAACACCAGAAAAGTAACGTAACTACCTTAATTACAATACTTAATTACGATGACTATAATGGAACGGACACCAAAACGAACACTGAACAGACACCGAACGAACACCGAACGGACACATCTAAAGAAGTAAAAGAAGTAAAAGAAGTAAAGAAAGAAACCTTAGACCAATACGAAGAAGCTTCTTTGAGGATGAAAGACACAATCTTAGAGCTTTTCCCTGCGATGAGAAGTCTTTATGATTTTGAGTTTGTGAAGTGGCGCGAATACCGTCAAGGGAAAAAACCAGTTTTAGACCTCAACTTGAATCTGATGGACTGGATGAAACGCGCAGCCGGTAAGATTCCGAAAGAGCCAGAAGGTCTAAAGACTATCAGCAAGGAACGTCAAGCAGAAATTGCAGCAAGGGAGAAAGAACTTGGACTCGCATAGATTACCACCTCAAAACCTAGAAGCTGAAATGTCTGTGCTTGGTGCTATCCTGCTAGAGAATGAATCTCTACTTGATATCTCCATTAACTCTGGCGTGTTCTACCGTGCACCTCACAAAATCATTTATGAGGCCATGCAATACCTCCTTGACGATAATGAGCCAATCGACTTGGTAACCTTGAGCCAGAAGCTTAAACAGCTTGAGAGGCTTGAAGAGGTTGGCGGCATTTCTTACCTTTCCACACTGGTTGATTATGTACCAACAGCAGCAAACATAAAATACTATGCTAAAATTGTGCAGGACAAATCAGACCAGCGGCACACGATACAAACCGCTATTGAGATAATGGACGCCGCTTATGGTGATAATGCCGAGGCGATGGAGATTGTAAATAACAAGCTAACAGCATTCTCTGAGGTTGAACTTCAGACGACCATCATGGCGAAGCAAGCATCAATGGAGGCCATGAAAGTATACGAGAAAAGATATGCCAGTGAATCAAAACTTGCCGGGTTCTCGTGGGGGTCTGATAGACTTGACAATATGACAGGCGGTGGTTGCCCTGGTGATCTAATCATTGTTGCAGGACAACCGAGCATGGGAAAGACTGCATTCGCTCTCAACCTGATTAAGAACTCAGGGCAACACGCATATTTATCAAGCCTTGAGACGACACGACAAAAAATAGTAGATAGATTCATGGCTAATTACTCCCGTGTTAGTCTTTCAAGGATAAGGACAGGAAACTTTCATCAAGTAGATTTCCCAGAGTTGGTAAACGGTGCCCATGAGTTTTCAGACTTGGAACTGATGATAGACGATAAAGGCGGTATAACTCTAGGAGAGTACAAGTCAAGACTCCGCAGGTACAAGATGAAAAATCCAGATTTCAATCTTGCTGTCGTTGATTATCTCCAGCTTATTAGAGTCCCTGAAGCGCGAGACGAATTTTCGGCAGTGACTACCGTAAGCAAAGATCTCCTGGCACTCGCAAAAGAGTTAGGCATAACAATGGTTGCACTCTCACAACTAAAGCGGTATGACGGGACCAGGAAGCCGACAATGAGCGACCTTCGACAGAGTGGGCAGATAGAGCAGGACGCAAGCATAATCATGTTCCCCTGGCGAGAGTCTGCTGTCTGTGAAGATTGCAAGAGTATGAAAAACGGTGACGGTGGCGATTGTGGCAAAGGCCATGAGAGAACAGCAGAGCTTATCATTGCCAAGCAAAAGGATGGACCGATAGGGACTATACCAATGACATTTTACGGTGAGATTCAACGCTTTGAGATGTGACGGCATGACCTTTAAATCAGCAGTTCACCAACTAGGAGGATGACATGAGTAAAAATGTGGCGAGACTTTCAGCGAATCTATACGTGGACTGTCCGGCCTGTGATGCGACACTGGACCTCTTCGACGCCGATGATGATCAGTTGGCAAGTACGGCAATCTTTAGCAACAAGTGGGAAGACCTCAAAGGTGAAGAGTACACATGTCCTGACTGTTACCACGAATTTAAAATAGATGACGTTGAATACTAGGAGGTAACATGATCCAACTAAGTCCAGCATACACAACCTCAATCACCGAAGCAGTTAACCACGACCTATGGACACCACAGGAACAGGCCGAGATGATTGCAAGGCACGAAGCCAGAGAGTTGCGGTTAGTGGTAAAGCTCAACCCTGATGCGGGACGATATTTAATTCTAACGGGAGGTGGTCATGTATGAACACTGGAAATGCACGGTATGTTTTGCGGATTATAAAATCGTTAAAAGAACCCCGGATGACAGCCCATATTATTGTCACTCAAACATGCTCGACTATATTTGTGTCGGGAAGCTTAAACGTGTGGTTAAGGTACGCGCTGGGGTCGATCATCGGCGCTCTGCTGTATGGCCTGACAACTGCACCACCCACGACTGTCACGAGTGCAGATCACCATGCCGTGATAATGAAGTACAAGGAAATGGTGCAGAGGGACGACAGGTTGCTAAACGTCTTGCTAGACTCGTCCTGGAAGCGTGATTGCAAATACAGGGTAGTCCCTTGGCATCAACTGGCTGATGGTTCTATCCGTCAATCTATTTTACAGGAGTGTGACGATGAAAAATGAAGAGTTTGATAAATACCTGCAAGAGAAATGTAAGGTTTATTGGGCAGAGAAGAATTATATCGCAGGTGAAATTGCCCAAGGTAAAAAGTTCTTTGAAGCCGGTCAAGTCTCCGGTCAACGTCAAGGGATGGAGAGGGCGGCTGAGATAGCAGAGGAACACAAAGGATATGCACAAGGATTCTCCGAATTTAGCCCACACTAAGCTATCCGCAAGGAGATAAAGCCATGAGTGAATACCCACCAGGAAGCACAGCAAAAGTCTATTACGACATAGACAGCAAAGAGACAACGCTCTACAGGATGGTCAGATCTGAACCTGATTGGGCGCAGAGTAGAATTGTTGAAGGTGAGAAAGCCATCGCCGAGCTAATCCAGGCACTGAAAGACTTGCAAGCTATTTGTGATGCACCAAATGCCAGAGCCGAGAAAGCCGAATCCAGGGTGAAGGAACTTGACAAAGAGCTATACCTTGAAACAGTGAAGAACAAATCGTCAGAAGCCAGGGTGGAGTTTCTGGAAGATAAGTGGTCTGAGTGGACAGAACCAGACCCCGCATGGTTTGACCTGAGCTTCAAGGACTACGCAAGGCTAATGAAGGCGGGACGTGAGAAGGCCGAAGCCGAGCGTGATGAGCTTTTTAGAAAATGGTCAAAAGGGGCGAGCGTTGCGCTGAAAGATGCCGTAGCAGACAGCAAGCGATACAGAGTGGCGTTGGAGAAGATAGCAACCAAAGACTACAGGCCCTCTTGTCATAACCACTTAGCAAACAGGCAGTACTGTATAGCAGAGCAAGCTCTCATTGACACAGAGAGCGAGAAGGGGGGAGCATGAGGGACAGAACGCAACTGACCATTGAGCAGAGACGTGACATATTCAACGCTGCCATACAGATCGAAGAAGCAAGCATAATGGCGTCAGGGACACCGGAGAGCGGAGAGTCAAGGGAATACAGCGAGAGTCGGCTCAACTGGAAAGATTGGCAGATTGAGTTTTTCGGCTGCATCCCAGACGGTTCAAGGTGGGTGCTACAGGCTCACTATCAACGCCCATTCTCAGAGACAAGGGATTCAAAGGGCAAGGCGTTAACGGTGACCATTCGTGAGCTATGGAGGGAGGCCAGGAAGAAGAAGATCCTATGGCAGGGTCTGACGATTGCACAAAGTATTTAATACCCTTGACATTCTCACGAACAATTTGGTACACTTTCGTTGTAACGTCTGAAAGCCGACAGAAAAACAAGTGCCGTCTCCGTGAATTTACCGGGCGGCTCTTTTTCGTGGCGTGTTACTACTTCCCCCGGCTCGCCACTTTTTACTACTACCGAAAGGTGAATGATAATGCAAAATGTAAAAAATCATCTAGACATGCTAGGGCTTAAAGTAGAAGACAGGGTAACAGGATACTCTGGTGTAGTAGACTCTGTATCATTCGACCTGTATGGATGTATACAGGCAGGAGTAAACCCAGGGCTAAACAATGACGGCGAGCAGAAAGATTGCAGGTGGTTCGATGTGTCAAGACTAATGATTAAAAGCAAGAAACCTGTTATGGAAACACCCAATTTCGATTTTGGCATTGTCGCAGAAGGTAAGCATGGGCCAGCAAGTAAAGCACCTATGCACAGGTTTTGATATGAGGCCAAAGAGCAAAGGCAGTTCAATTTGATTAAGCCCATAGACATGACATGCCCTAAGTGCAACAAGACCGAAGAGAAGTGGATCAACACACAATTCCCACATTCCCCGCTATGCTGTGATAGGTTGATGATACCAAACGCGGTTCAGTTGATGGGATACAGACGCGACCACACTACAGGATTTACGAGTTGAGCGATAACCTTTCAATAAATTACAAAGAGACTGCGACGCTTATCCCTTACGCCTGCAACAGCAGGACACACAGCGACGAGCAAGTCACGCAGATAGCATCCTCTATAAAAGAATTCGGCTTCACAAATCCAATACTGATTGACACAGACGGTGGCATCATAGCCGGACACGGAAGAGTGAAGGCGGCTGCACTACTAAAGTTAAACGATGTGCCGACCATCACGCTGTCAGGGCTTACAGAGGCGCAAAAAAAGGCATACATCATAGCAGACAACCAACTGGCTCTTAATGCTGGGTGGGATCTGGATATGCTGAAGCTTGAGATAGAGGGATTACAAGAGTTGGACTTCGACACAGAGCTCCTCGGATTTGACAAAGACTTCCTTGACGGGCTGATGGAAGAGCAGACGGAAGGGTTGACAGACGAAGACGCAGTTCCAGAACCACCAGAGATTCCCGTTAGCGTACTAGGTGACATTTGGCAACTCGGCAACCATCGATTAATGTGCGGTGACTCGACAAGTATTGATGCGGTTGAGAAGTTGATGGATGGGCAGAAGGCCGACATGGTTTTTACTGACCCGCCTTACAATATTGATTACGAGGCTGTGAGCGACAAGCGCGACAAGATCAAGAACGATAAAATGAGTGACGCTGACTTCATAGACTTCCTTTCTATGTCTGTTATGGGATGCGAGACGATGTATGTCTGTTGTAGTTGGCAGTATTCTCACCTCTTCAAACAAGCCATGGAGAATATCGCAAGAAAACCAAAGGCGATGATAGTATGGGACAAGATTAACCCTGCACAACACCTTGACAAATATTACAAGCAGCACGAAATAATTTATTATTACGGTGACTTTGGTGGAAGCAAGACACTCCGTGGGGATGTGTGGCAACTAAAGAGGCAGAGGAACACCGTTCACCCTACGATGAAGCCTGTCGAGTTGATTGACATGGCTATGGTTGATCAGTCAGATAAGAAGGTTGTCTATGACGGATTCGGCGGTTCAGGTTCAACCTTGATATCGTGTGAGAAGAACCACAAGCAATGCATGATGATGGAGTTAGAGGAAAAATTCACAGACGTAATCATAAACCGCTGGCAAGACTTCACTGGCAAGGAAGCAACACACATCGAAACCGGCAAGACATACTCGCAGATGAAGGAAGAGAGAGATGCCAAAGGGACACACTAACAATCCAGATGGCAGAAAACCAAATGTAATCGACTGGCCGAAGGTTGAAAAGCTGTGCTATATCCAATGCACCGGCGAAGAGATTGCGTCTATTCTTGGCATTGATTACGATACATTAGAGAAGGCAATTAAGCGTGAGCACAAACTATGCTTTACGGACTACTATAAAAAACACGCAGCAGGAGGACGTGCTTCGCTCCGTCGTATGCAGTACAAGTCTGCAGAAAAAGGCAACCCTACTATGTTGATCTGGCTCGGTAAGCAGTACCTGAATCAGACTGACAAACATGACGTTGCAGTTGGAGAGTTCAAGTCGGACGATGAGTTCATATGAGCTTATGGAATAAGACTGATCCGATACTTGACGATGACGGTGGTGTAATACGTGGCGGGATGTTCCCACACCAGAGAAAGTGGTGGGAGAGCAAAGCCTACATAAAGGCATTGATAACAGGATACGGTGGAGGCAAGACGTTAATAAGCGCAAAGAGGGCAACAGCACTGGCTCTTCATAACGCACCTAGCCCGTACCTGTATGTGTCACCGTCTTACAAGCTGGCAAAGAGAACGATAATCCCTCACCTCAAGACGCTATTGAATGGCAAGGGAATAAAGCACACGTTTAATAAGTCCGACTTCGAATTTCGGATTTACCACAAAGGCCGTGAGGGTTTAATCTGGATTGGTTCAGGTGATGACCCGGACGCATTGAAAGGCCCGAACATCGGCGCTGCTAACATAGATGAACCTTTCATACAGAGCAGGGAAGTGTTTGACCAAGTGCTTGCAAGGGTAAGAGATCCGATTGCTAGGCATAGAGAGATAACGCTTACCGGGACTCCTGAAGAACTGAATTGGGGTTACGAGATATGCGAGGGTGACGAAGCAGGTAACTTTGACATTGAGGTTATCCACGCATCAAGCGCAGACAACAAGACGCTGCCAAGGCAATACATTGACAGTCTGTTGAAAGGTTACGACGCTGAGACTGTCGAGGCTTATGTCAACGGGTTGTTCGTATTGCGTGGCAAGGGCGTTATCTATCGTGACTACAATGATGATAATCTGACAGATAGAGTATTTAAGCCAGGGCCGATTATCTGGACGCATGACTTTAACTTCCTGCCCATGTCGTCGGCTATCATCCAGCGAGACGGTGACAAGTGTTATGTGGTTGATGAGATAGTAATTGACCATGCTGATGCAAGAGATTCTGCATTAGAGTTTGTAGATAGGTACAAAGACTACAGGCAATGCCCGGTGATTCTATACGGTGACCCATCTGGACGTGTTGGCGAGAAACACGGCAAGGTGTCAAACTACATTGAGATTGAGGCTATCCTTCGTGAGCATGGTTTCAAGGTTACCCGCAAGGTCCAGTTAAGCACGTTGTCAATCAGGGACGGTCAGAACAGCCTGAAGGCAAAGATACGCAACTCGTTAGGCGAGAGGACGTTTTTTGTCAACAAGGAATTAGCTCCTGTATGTCATAAGGCATTAACGACAGTAAAGGTCAAAGCTGGTGTGAACGGCAAGCCAGGTTCAGCGTTCCTAGAGGACGAAACAAACAACGCGCAGCACATTGGAACAGCTTTGAGATACTTTGCTCATACAGAGTTCCCGTCACAAGGACGTGCAACCGTGAGGATTAGTTAGCATGGATCATCTCCAACACTTACAGCACATGACACACCTTGATGTAGTGAGCGCAAACAAGGCCCTTGACTATTACGATGGTGACCAATTGCGACACCTGGAGTATCTTCTCGACGGAGGACGCTCAGACGGTAGAGGCAACACTGACAGTCAGGGTCAGACTATCCTCAACGGTGGGATTAAGGATTGGCGAGCAAGGGGTGTTTATCCTCTGTTCGTAAACGTCACCAAGAAGATTATTGACCGTTCAGCGTTGTCTTATCAGAGACCACCAGAGCGCAAGGTTATGGTAGGTGAAACACTCAACGAGTCAGCTACAGACGATTACAAGGCTATACTGAGGAACGCACGATTTGAGTCTGTTATGGATGTGGCAGATAGTGTGGCACGTCTTCTGAAAGAGGTTATACTTCTCGCCCAACCGGTTGAGGTTGAAAACGGAGAAGACAAGATAATGGTTAACATTCTGCATCGTGGTAATTGTGATGTAGACTTCGATTTCAAGAACGGTACGATTAGGTCGTTGATGTTCCAGTCTGCTGGATGTGGTCCGCATGGCGGGAAACTGTTCCATATGTGGACAACCGAAGAAAGTCTAGACATTGAGCTAGTGGGCAGTAAACCTGTTGTTGTTGGCAGAGAGTCGCACGGATTCGGCATTATACCTGCAGCTGTCTTGTTCGATACTTCAAGGCCGCGCTGTGGTTTCTGGCACAAGCCAGCATGGGATGAGATTGTCAGACTTAATGAAGGCACTAACCTCATGCACACAGAGGTGAAACACGCTGAAAGATTCCAGGCTTTCCCTCCATTGTTCACTAATGCAAAAATGCCTGCAGATATGGTCATAGGATCTGACGCTGTGGTAGAGATTCAAGACCCAGGCGGTGGCGCTGCAATATTCCTTGAATACAGGTCTTCAGATATAAACCTTGACGAGTTCATGAACTGGTTGAAAGACCTGACCGCAGACGTTGCTGATGATTGGGGCGTTAACCTTCGTGTCTCTGGTGGCGGGTCTGCTGATTCAGGCTTTAAGCTGGTAGTTGAAGAGATTTGGAATCTTGAGACGCGCAACGACAGATTGAAGGCGGCGACTCAGTTTGAGCGTGATTTCTACCAAGTCATCCTGGCTATTTCAAACGACCAGAACTTAGGACTGCCAGCCGATTCAGAGTTGCTTGTGAAGTTCCCTGCTCCACGTCTACCTGTCAACGAGAAGGAAGCGCACGACATCAGGAAAGAAGAACTTGCTCTTGAGTTGATTTCCCGTGAGCAGATTTGGCGTGATAAAGACGCTGACATTACAGACGCAGAGATTGAGGCGCGCAAGGCCTTGATTATCGCAGACCGTCAGGGCGACGTGCCAGGGTTTGGGAACATCGTTAGCGAGGCATAATGGCTAACACAAAGATACTCAATGCAGGAGACAAGTTAGCCGCTGAATACAACAAGCGGCTAGATGTTGTACTGCGTAGGCTCGACAGGCAGTTGGTAGATATTGTCTCCAGCACTGACGCCATAGGGATTTTAAATGACCGCGCGGCCATAATCGGCGCGTTAGAAACGTCCGGTTACAATGCTCTTAATGCACAGTACATTGCGCAGTACGAAGCTTTCCCGCAGATAGTCAAAGACTCGATGAAGGCAAGGAGTATACCGCTACCACAGTTTACTCCGGCTGATGCTGAGATATTCGCAGGTCTTGCCAGAGCAGACCTTCAGGCGTTTACCGCTATTGGCCGCAACGCCATGGACGAACTGAGGATAGGACTTTACAAGCAAGCAGTTAGCAATCAGCCGTTTTCAGCGTTAGTGAGAAGCATTGCTGCTGCTACCGTGGGTGTTGATGGGAAAGGCTCTCCAATGGCCAACCACGCGCGCACGATTGCTAATACAGCAGTGCTTGATTTCGGCGGCGAGGTGTTAAGAGTCTCCGGCGAGAACATCTTCGACCAGTTAGGCATCCCAGAAGACGAACAACTATGGGAGGCAGTCGGGCCAATTATAGATACATCAAGACAGTCGTGCATTGACGCAATAGAAGATAATGTAAGGACAAAGGCAGCGTGGTTGCAACACACAAATGAAGCAGGCGAACCGTGGTGGGGTGGTACTCCTGGCGGGTTCAATTGTCAGCATCAACTCTTTCCTGTATTGAGATAACCATGGCCGGTTTAATTGATTTCTCATTCAAGACGAAGACACCGCGCATTACATTTGACGCGCCTGACTCTCCACGGTTTTGGAAAGCCGTAGCTATTGAAGTTCAGAAGTCAGTACGCAAAAGGACGGAGAGCGAAGGCAAGGACGTTGACTTAAAGACCTTTGACGCTTACAGCACAACGTACGCAGACTTCAGACGCAAGAAGGGGCGCAGCGCAAAGCCTAACCTGTCGTTTACCGGCAAGATGTTGGGCGGCATGATTGCCATAGGCCGCAAAGGTATGGCGATTGTTAGGTTAACAGGCGAGCAAGGATTTAAGGCTTTCCAGAACGAGGAAAGAGGCCGTGAGTTCTTCGGCATTGACGACAAGCAAGCTGACGAAATTCTAAAAGGAGTTTCAAAATTCATAGCAAAAGAAAACGGGTTCAAGTAGAAACTTTCGTTTACATAAAGGATATGACGTTTACAAAGAGGCAGTTAATTACATTAGGGGTGGATGCTCCTATCACTTTATCTCCGCTGGATGGCGGTGAAAGGCAGGACAATGGCAGAAGCAACGGTTGAAGGTTTACAGGCAGAGTTGAAAGCAGCACAGACGGCCTTGGATGAGGCCAGTAAAGGCCAGATGAGTAAAGAAGACCGGGACCGGTTGACTTTCTTGGAAGGTGACAACAAGACGCTTATCGAAGCAAGGGACAAAGCCAAAAAAGAAAGGGACAATGCAGAGACGGCACGACTCACCGAGCAAGGCGAGTTTAAAACACTGTCTGAGCAACTACAGGTTAAAGTGGATTCCCTCTCTGGCGACATTACCAAGCGTGATGAGACTCTTGCTGGTTATCAGGAGCGTGACAAGAAAGAACTTGACGCACTCCTACCGAATGTTCCAGAAGCGTTGAGGGCTGAAGTATCAGATGAATCCTTACCATTGGCAAAGAGGCTCACACTAGCCCGTGCCTTGGCAGGGACAAAAACAAAGGTTCCCGGCTACAAAGAACCGGGCGAACCCGGCAGCAATTCAATCACTCGGCAGGCGTTCGACGCTTTGTCACCCGCAGACAAGTCAAAGCATATCAGTGACGGCGGGAAAATACACGATTAACGGAGTAACAAATGGCTAACACACTTACAAACCTCATCCCGGATCTGTACACCGCACTCGACGTTGTTTCCCGTGAGCTTATCGGCATGATCCCCGGAGTCACACGTGATGCGAAAGCTGACAACGTGGCAGTAGGACAGGACATTTTCGTTGATATCGCTCCAGCGTCAACCGCTGCAGATATTACACCTGCAGTCAGCGCGCCAAACACTGGTGATCAGGTCATCGGCTCGACCAAGATTGAGATTACAAAAAGCCGTGCAGTACCTTTCCGCTGGAACGGCGAAGAGACCCTTGGTGTCAATAACAACGGCCCTGGCTCTTTGAACCTCCGCCAACAGCAGATTGCTCAGGCTTTCCGCACACTCGCCAACGAGATTGAGACTGACCTTTGCGCACTGAGCGCAACGTTTAGCCGCGCGTATTCAGCACACGCAACAACTCCGATTACGCCTTTCGGTACTGCTGGAGACTTCACAGACGCCTCATTGGTCGCCAAGATTCTGAAGGACAACGGCGCACCTCCTGTTGGTAATCGTCTGGTCATCAATACAACCGCAGGCGCAAACCTTATCGGTAAGCAGTCTCGTATGGACATCGCTGGCCAAGATCAGATGATGCGCCAAGGCGTACTGCTTGACACTGCTGGCTTTGCTATCACAGAAAGCGCACAGGTTGTCGATCACACCAAGGGCGCTATGGCAAGTGCTACGACCACAGCAGTAGCGATTGTAGTCGGTCAAGTGGATATCCCCGTAGCGACAGCCGGTACTGGTGTTGTTGGTGCTGGTGATGTCATGACTATCGCAGGAGACACTAACAAGTACGTTGTTACCTCTGCCGTGTTCGCAGGGGCTAACCCTGCATCTGGTGATATCATCACCATCGCGGCGCCTGGCATCCGTGTTGCAGTTGGTGCTTCCGCTACTAATATCACTGTTGTTGACAGTGCCGTGCAGAACTTGGCATTCTCACCAAGCGCTATCGTACTCGCACAGCGCCTTCCTGCACTGCCTGACGGCGGCGACATGGCCGATGACCGTATGACCATTGTCGATCCTCGCAGTGGCCTGCCTTTCGAGTTGGCAGTATACCGTCAGTATCGTCAGGTTCATTACGAGCTGTCTGCAGCTTGGGGCGTTAAGAACATCAAACCCGAACACACAGCAATCCTGCTGGGTCAGTAATTAAACCGGGGGAGGGCAAAACCTCCCCCTTTACTTTGTGAGGGATTATGAGCGCAACTGACACGTGCGAAACCGTGAAAGTAAACGGCGTTGTTTATAACAAGGGCGATGAGCCGAAAGAGAAAAAGACCCGGAAGACTAAAAAGGCTGAGTAAATAAATACAATGGAGGCCCACCCATGGCTAAAGCAGCGCCGAAAGGCTCGGTAGGTAAAAAAACAGGCGGCGACACAAGGAAGGCAATTAGAAGCGCGCAAAAAGCTGGTATGTCTTTGGCCCAAATAGGACGAGCAGCAGGTAGGGATGCAAGCACCATATCAGGCATACTTAGTGGTGCCATAAAGAATCCCCCAGGTGGATTGGCTACCACAATCCGTAAGAAAACAATGAAAGCTTAAAACAGGAATCAACAATGTCAGAAGTCAACGCACCACCCACAGACGACGAAATAAAAGCGATTCGTTTTGATATTGACAACGGCCCGTTTCTCGACCAAGGCAAGACGCTACAAGAGTATGCAGCTTCGGCCCTTGCTGAGTTCAAGAACGACATTGAGGACGTGCGTGGATTCAAGTTTACGCAGGTTTTCGATGATACCGCAGACGAATACTTTAGCGACACCGACGACTACACGCGCAACCTTAACAAGATACGCAAAGACATCCTTTGCAACCTGACTATCGCTTTAGTCTTTCGTGACTTCATGATTGCCGCTTCTGACGACGTAGAGTCTCGCTGGTTCAACCTTTACACGTTCTACAGGTCAGAGTATGACAACGCCTTGAAGATTTCACAGCTTGACGTTGACATTGATGAGTCAGGAACTATCACAGAGGATGAGGAGAGGACTTCTGGTCAGAAGTTCTTTAGTAAGTAATGGCGACAAATGCTACTGAAATAATGGCAGCTGTGGTTGTACTCGTTGAAAACATTTCGAGCATATCGCGCGCCTCTGGTGACATTAAAACCAGTTCTCCTGGTAGTGGACAGATAACCGCTGAAGTATTATACCCAGGCGAGGATTTAAGCTTTTTTGTAGTCAACACGACAGACAACAGAATCACCCACGACCTACCTATACAGGTTAAGTTGAGAAGCAGTTCAGCTGACGACGGTGTAATGACCGACGCTCTTTATGACGTTCTTGACATACTTACGAAACCGACAACAAGACGCTCACTTGACGTGACAATGATAACACCTGAAAGCATTGACCCGATAGAGCGTGAAGGTGGGTTAGCTGTTTCAAGCGTTTTCGTGACTGTGAAATTTAGGCGCAACCGTGCGCTTGCAACATTTATAAGGGTAACTTCGGACGGATTTACCCGGACAACTTCAAACGGCGACACTAGAATAGTTCTTCAATAGGAGCAAACCATGAACAGAAAATTGACTTCGTATTATTTCGCAGCTCAGAGTGGCAAGGGTGCAGAGGCTACAATGTCTGCTACCGACGCCGTTGAGATTACATTCGATAGTGCCGTGTTGCCGTTTAAGCAAATGGGTAACGATGTCGTAAGGAACAACATCAGATCCAGCAACCTACCACCGAAAACTCTGGTTATCGGTAGTTGGGGTGAGAATCCTGGCGACCTGATTGTAGAGCTTCACGGTTCTGGTACTGTCGGCACTGCTCCTGAATATGGCGAGATGATCAAATCGTTATTCGGTGACGAAACGGTGGTGGCTTCAACGTCAGTTACCTATTCGATGCCTGCAGACAATACAGGTGATGATACGTTCTACACAATCCACTCGTTCCTCGGCAAATCTACTGGCACAGGGACAAAAGTATCAGGCGTTGATGCTAGGGTAAGGCTTTGGGGCATTGACGTTGCTGTAGGCGAAATTATCACGCAGAGGTTTAACGCAAAATCACTTACGGCTACAACCTCAGACGCAAACGACCCAAACACGCCGAGCGTTGATGACCTGGCTAACCCGTTTGTCGGCGACAGTCTCACGTTTACTTCTGACAGCGTGACCAAGTGCATGAAGTCAGTAGAGTGCACGGTTGAAAGGCCGACAGTTATCAACTGTGCAAACGCTTCTGGGATTAGCGAACTTCCAGAGGATTCCCATTTTACCATCGAAGGGTCCATGGTGATTGACGCAGAAGACGACACAGAGATTACTCGTTACTTTGAAGGGACTCTGGGCGATATCGTTATTGCTGGCACAGTGTCAAACGGTGGCGTACCTGAAACCGTAACCATCACGTTGATTGATTGTCAGTATGGAGCTATCGACGGTGGAGACGATGACAACAGCGTAGAGTATACCGTGCCTTTCATTGTGACAGGTGGTGTAACTATTGCTTTCACTTAGGGGTAGTTCATGAAGTTCTTAATATGGTTGGTTGCTGGGACATTCTGCATCGCGTACTTCACGGGGTTTACTTTCTAAATGGCTGCAGGTACTAAAAGACTTGAGATAATTGTAACAGCGACGACTAAGGGCGCCACAAGAGCGTTTAACAGACTCAAGAAGGGCATGAAGTCGGTCGTTGCTGCAGGCAAGAGGCTAGGCATTGGTTTAGCTGCAGGGTTCAGCGTTGCAACCGTTGCTGTGTTCGCTTTTACAAAGTCTATGCTTGACTCCGAAGACGCTCTTGCTAAATCTGCGAGAGCGTTAGGACTTACCACTGAAGAGCTTGCGGCACTCAGACAGACGGCAAAGTTCGCAGGCATTGAAGTTTCAGCCATGGACAAGTCTATCCAGTTCATGCAGAGGAACATAGCAGAGGCAGCAGACGGAACCGCAGCGCAGGCTGACGCATTTAAAGCCCTCGGCTTGTCCATAGAGGACTTATCTAAAGCTGGTCCTGCTGATGCTATGGCCCAGATAGTCGAAGCTCTTAAAGGTATAGACGACCAGAACAGAAAAACTCAGATATCAATGGATATCTTTGGGCGTTCTGGCGCCAAGCTATTAAACGTAACAGCAGACGCCTTTGCGCGTGGGCAGAAGGAAGCAAAACTTTTCGGGCTTGCAATGGACGAAGTATCGTCTGGTGAAGTCGAGCAGATAAACGACAACCTGACCACTCTGTTGTCTGCTTTGGGTGGGTTTGGTAAGACGATAATCGCCAACCTGTCAGCGCCACTTTTAAAAGCCACTGAGTCTGCCAAGAAGTTTGTGGAGTCTGGTGGTCTTTTAAAGTTTGCCAAAACGTTAGCAGACTTTTTGATTAGTGCCATACCCAAAGGCATTATAATTGTAATCAACGTGGTCAGTCGCTTAATGACGGCTTTCCGTGGCTGGCAGATGTTGCTGCAAGAGATTAAAATATTATGGCTCAACATCCTTCTTATTATCCAGAAAGGTATAACCCTTGCTGCTCGTTTTGGTGGTGCAGATACCCTGGCAGAACAGAAGAGGGTTCAGGAAGAGATAATTAGAGACAGAGACAAGGCAATCCAGCAACAGATTAAGCTAGTGGAGGGACAGAAAAAAGAACAAACAGGCATAGAGCAGATCAAGAAAGACATTGACGGTTTTGTTAAGTCGCTTAATGACGGAACAGGGTCAGTCGTAGAGCAAACAGAGAAAGTAAACAAACTAGCAGACGCTTATGATAGGGCTGCAAAGTCAGCTGGTAATGTGTCTATAGGTGCAGGCGCGTCTTCAGGCCGCAGAACCTTTGGAGACGAAAACCTCCTTACCAATCTAGAACGGAATGAAGGCAGCTAATGGCTCTCCCCTCAACATTTAAAATTGAGATTGAAAACGATTCCATGGTGTGGATAGACGTGACTAATTCTGTCGTTTCTCTTCTTGATGGTACTACTTCTGAAGCTCAGATAGTACCGACTATTGCAATAGACTTTGGCATTGACGAAGACGACGTGAGGCCATTGCTTGACGCTACTGTTAACCCTGACAGGCCACGCATACGGATTACAGAGAACACCACCACAACATTCTACTTGATGGAGAGCCAGCGGGGAAGGGTACAAGAAAACTTCCCTTTTCCGGTTACCAGTGGCCGTGCTTTTTGCGGAAGGATAGTTGACTTTCCGCTTGTCACTTACGTTCCTGTCATAGATTTATTGATGAGTTCCATAGCTCAACAACTGTGCGTTGAGAACGTAAACGACCAGACAGGCGACAGTGTGTCGGTGACATGGGCGGCGACCCAAAACCCGACAGTACCAGGGAAGCGGCTAGAGTTTAACCGGGCAGAGAGGCTTAATTCCTTACGTGATATAGCTGAATCATGCGGCGCTGGTGTACGAGCTTCTTCCGATGGGCTTGGTTTTGAGGTTTTTGATATTCCAGACAAAGAGTTAAGCGCGTCGTCTTCTTTTAACTACGATTGCCCTTTGACAATCACATACGACGAGCAACGAATTAACAAGCCTCAGAACGCTATACGCATTAAAGGCTCGGCTTTCGATTATTCAATTGGCAAGATTCCAGTTATTAACGTTTGGGTACAACCTGACTCAATCCCTGCTGATGGTGTGAGTAGTTCAACCGCAGCGGCTCAAGTTTTCAATGCTTTAGGTGTGCCGGTTCAACAATCGACAATCTTAGACCAGGCTATTGACGCTGACTCATTCACGTCTATTCCGGTTAGCGGTTGCTTCTCAGTTAATGGCGTATGGGCAAACGACGGAACACAGGGAACGCCGGTCAAGGGTAACAGGATAGAGATAACAACCTTTGACGCAAACACGGTTACAGTACCAACTCAGCCGAGCGATCTTTTTATTGTCACATACGTTCAAGCTGAAACGGTTAACTGGTTTATTGAAGACTACGCAGACAGGGTAGACGGTGAAGCAGAGAACACCTCTGGCACATTGGCGGTGTCAAGTGACTTTCCTCTTGGCACGATAATCGGTGTTTATAGAGATACTGACACCAGAAGAATCGGTACTAATTACTTTACAGGTGGTTCTTTTACTCCAAACACAACGGACATCACACTAGGCATATCACCAGGGCCAACAGGGACGGCGGTGCTGATAGATTATGTCAAGTTCAACGCGACACCGCTTGGTGCAATCATAAGCCCTTCTAGCTCATTGTGTGATGCTGACGGTATAGCGAAAACGACTGTCGGGAGCGCGACAGAAGTTGGTGTTGGTTTTGTCGCTGCAAGTTCTCTAGGACAACAAGGGTTTGGGAAGTTCAGTCTAACAGGTTCATCTGTTGGCGCTCTTACTCTCGACGTAGATCCTTCCATAATCAGAAAGAGTATTGAAGACGAGACGATTATAAACCTTATCACAGGTGAGGTTAGTGATATAACAGAGTCCGGAAATGACAGATATATAGAAGTAATGAACCCAATTTACAACGTTGAGTCGTTAATAGTGACCGGGTTTGGGTCAGCTCAACTGTTGAGGTGGGAGAACATAGACCCAAGTTTCCGCGTTTACATAACTGGCGCTCTGCCTCCTGGTGGAACTTTGGCAGCAGTTACCTATAACGGCTATGCTGTTGTGTCAGAAGAGGATAAGACCGCCACGCTGACAGCTGTATTGTTTAAAGAGGATGGATCTTTTGTAACTGATGGTACTGTCGTTTATTTCGAGTTTGTTGGTAGGCGTGATCTTGATTGCACTCTTTCCTCGGCATCGGCAACAACTACAGATGGTGTTGCAGAAATAGCCATAACGTCAGGCACTCAAGCTGGCATCGTGTCGGTAAGAGCGATTTCTGGTGGTTATCATGCAGAGGTTGAAGTCACCATAACTGATGAGGACATAAGCGGCGGCAATAAAAAGATATTCGGTTCATCTGGTGGATGGACTTGGAGCACTAGCAACCTATCAGAACAGGAAGAAGCTATAGAGAGAGCAGAACGGACTGGTGCAGAAACGTGTAAGCCTGTCGCTAACGACGACAACGACGATAACGGATCAGTAGGGGGTAGCCGAAAGCTAGTGGACTGTGAAGGCGAACCACTTTCCGGGGCTGTCGTGTCTATGGACGGTGTAACATCTGTTACAGGTCCAGATGGGCGGTTCTCTTTCGCTACAGGGTCAGAAGGCACTAACTCAATCACTGTAAACGGTAAATCATATAGCTTTGAGATATCACCAAAAGACAGCTCCGACCGTGGCGGTTATAAGCTTGTTTGCACAGATAACGAAACCGGCGAAACAACGTTTGAGGGGTAGGCATGGTTTTAGACACACAATCAACAGACATTAAAGACTATGCTGAATTAAACGGCACGATAGCTATCTTTTCTTCAGGTGGTGTAGACCTATATCAAAAAACTTACTCGGCATGGGTCAGAACTGGCTTTGCATCATTACCTAACGTGACTTCAGGGGCGTTCAATTTAAACGGTTTATGGTTAGGCACTTCTGACCGTGGTGTTTGGCATCTACCGCCTGGAACCGGCAACCTGACCTCTTTGTTACGGAAGTATTACGCAACCATAGGCACTTCGTTTTTCATCCAAAGTGACAACATAAGTCATGTTGCTGGCAATGGGTCTTCGCTGCTCGTTACTCATGATGCCGGTGCTGAGTATTTTCCTGCACCTGGCGTCCCTTTCCAATACACAGACGCGGGTGGTTGTGGTGCTTGTGACGTTAACGACACAGCTATCTCTTACGCGGTTTCATCTGGCCTGCATACACTAGATATACCATCCTCAGATTGGGTGGCCGGTGATGCTCTTATATTGACAACTAGCTCAAGTCCACCACTCTCTAGTAATACGGTTAACCATATTCAGTATGGTTTAACTGATAGTCTTTTTATCGCAACGGCAAGTGGTATTGATGTATATGACCGTGGTGAATCTCTAGGGAGTGAATTAGCGACCGGCACAGACTCAGATATGAGCGGACCGAATAACTGGAGTGGAGCCAATCTAGGAACGTTCGATGTAAATACAACTGTTGCCGAAAAGCTATATATGAAGGGGGATGGCGGGACTGATGCCGCAAGCCTGGACGTATTGACGGCTACTAAGATTTACTTAGTATCAATGAAGATTAAAAATACGACTGTAGGTGGTGGGTCTGGTTCTTCCGTGCCATTTAGGATAGGTGGGAACATAACCGGGACGGAAAACTTAGACTATTTTGAGGTAACACCAACAAGCATAGAGGAAACATATATAGGGTTTTTTACTAGAAGCGTATCAAATACTACACTAAATGTCGGTAATGTAGACGGCGCTATAGATGGTGAAGCGTTTGAGGTTGATGATGTTTCTATAAAAGAATATTCAACTTTTAATCTTGCATCCGGTAACGTTCCTTTTGTTTGGCCTTCACCTATTGCTGAAAGAGCATCAGGAGATATCGCATACGTTGATTCAATCGCCGACGTTCATATTTTCAACCTCGATACTTCTTCTAATGTGGAGACACATAGCGGCGATTTTTCCTCATGTTGGATTGATGTCCAGGCTGATCTTGCACTGTATGATTCTGAGCTTGAGCGGCACGCATTTATATCGAACGTTAGCCCATCAGGTGGGGCTAGGGATGTTACAAGGTCATGGTCAATCTACTTTGAGATTGGTGATACAATCAACGGACTGTCCTCAGATGATATAACATTGAAGGTGGACGGTATTGTAGTTTCTCCAACGATCACGTCTTTAGGATCTGGGTTTAGCAGCGGTTTTAGTTCTGGCTTTGGGAGTGAAGGGTTTGTTGTAACGTACACACCACCAAGCGCGTCAGGGTTTCGCAAAACTGTGACTGTGGCGCTAATCGCCGTTGATGGATCTGGTGACACCTTTAGTCAGTCGGCATCATTCACAACAGAGACGGCGTTAAACGATAACCCTTCTGCTACAAGCCCGCCGAATGTAATTGTCTATAAAGACTTGTCATTGACCGACGCGGAGGATACGTTTAAAGGTGTGAATGTTAACTGGCTTGATGAAGTGGTGACAGGGTTCATAGTTGACGAAGACCAGGCAAACGCCATGGCGACTGTGATGGTAGAGAATGGCATTTATCACAAGGTCATTATCCCTATCAGGGTTCTCGACACAGACGACTCTAGCAACGCAACGCAAGGGATATCAAGGGGGGACATAATCACTATAGACGCTCCTGCTATAGACCTGACTAATCAAAAATGCGAGGTTTTAGCTAAACAAAGAGACGTGTCTGGTGATAGGATAGAGTACAATTTAATCGTAGCTTACTACGTGGTGTTTTCATGAGTCTAAGAAGAACAAAGCAGATACTAAACATTGACCAACAGAACATATTGATGTGCGAGGTTATTAACGACCTTGATACGTCAGCCACGGTCAGGACTCCGAAGGGTCAGATAGTAAGGGCTGGTAAAACAGCAGGTGCTACTTTCGAGAATGGGTCAACAGTTGAGGTCAGGACGGACAAGAAAGTCTACACTATAACAGGCGATAGCACGTATTCACCGTTTGCCGCAGAAAGGTCTTTCTTGTTGTGAGTGACATTAAAGTATGCACTGACGAAAACAGCACAGGATCAACACCGTCCGACATCATAGTTTGTGAAGGCGAAGACACAATCACTCCTGATGACATTCGGGTGTGTGATGGAGACGACAGGACAGATAAATGCGATCAAGCCTCTAATCTTATAATAGCAGGAGATATAGATTGTAATGTAGGGGATGTTTACACTGCCACCGGAGGTTTCCCACCTTATTCGTGGTCCTTCGATTCAGGAGGCATAGACGATAGTGGCGAGATAACATCCATAGGCTCGTGCGTTTCTCCGGGTGACGATAGGGGCGGCGTTGTCACAGCAACAGATACTTGTGGTAATAGATCAAATTTAACCGTAAGGCTAACAGGTGGTGTGTGGCAGCTTATAGCTAACCATCCAAACCAAGCACCTAGTATTAGCCAAGATGATTGCGAAAACAAAGAGAATGTTGGTGCATGTAACAACCCAACAGACATACAAACCTTTCTGATAAGCGGGACAACAAGGTTACAAGAAGATGTTGTTTGCATCGATCCAGGGTGGGCCTTACTAGGATATGTTTATTGCGATGTTGTGCCACCAACTCTTGCAGGACCGTGTGGTAGTTTGGGCGGTCTAACTTGCATTGGTCACGTTACAAACACGTCAGACTATGAGTGGCGCTGCCCATGAATATAAACCAAGTAACATACGATTCTTTGGGCTTGTCAGACGAAGAGTTTATGTCATTGATAGGCTCAGGAGATATCAATAGCGTTATTTCAAGACGTGAAAGAATCCGTGAGTTTTTAAAGTTCAACAAGTGGTACTTAAGCGATTACATGAAGTGGCTCAAAAGCGGAACATGGACACCATTAAACAAGGCGCGTGGCGGTGGCGATATTGTAGCAAAGATTACCAACGCTGTGGGGATGAAGTCCTGTGGTGGATGTAAAAAAAGACAAGATAAACTAAACATGATGTTTCCTTTTAAGGGGTAGAAAAATGTCAGACACACAGAGAACCACAGCAGCACTATTGGCACTCCTTGCAGACAACGTCACAGGTGACATATCACCGCAGGATATACGCGATCTTCTGGTCTCGGTGTCTGGTGGATATGGTGCTATCTCTGTTCACGGTGGAGCATCAGCCCAGGGCAGTATAACATCAACGCCTGTTAAGCTGACAGGGTTCGATACCAACGGAATAGCAAGCGGCACAGTTCCAGACCACACTACAGACGACATAACCATTTCTGTAGCTGGCGACTACCTTGTGAGCGGTGCTTTATCTTTTGTTGGGTCTTCCAACGCAACGTTTGATATTGATATCTACATTAATTCCACTAGCACAAATTATGGGTTTGAGCGTAAACTAGGCACAGGGTCAGATGTTGGCTCTGGTCCACTTGAGGCGCTTATAACTTGTGCCGTAAACGATAAAATCAATGTGTTTGTTTCCTCGCCTGACGGCGGTACTACTATCACGCCAACTCAGGGATCTTTAATTGTAACCAGAGTTTCCTAACAGGAGGCTATATGGGAGGACGAAGAATGGAAGACTCGCCGCACACTTCTTGCACTGCGCATAGCGGTATGAACGTCAAGATTAACATCCTACTCACATTGTCAAGCGTTGCCGTAGCTCTCCTGTTGGCACTATTCCCAGTCGCAGTTTCAATCCAAGCAGGGGTGTCAAGTAATACTGTGGGGATAGTAAACGTAAGTGAGCAGGTTGATTTGCTACGTGAAAGCACAGACAAAAACAAAACGAAAGTTCAGGGTCAGATAGAGCGCATTCAGAAAAGACTGCGGGACTTGGAGTAGATATGGAAGAGACCCTTATAAGGATAAATAAAGTTGTCGACAAGATCAGCGAAGACGTGACCGAGCTACTTGTGAGTGACGGACGAAAGCACGAAAGGTTAAAGAGCCTAGAATCATCCCGTAAATGGGCTGTCGGTATTATCGCCACAATTACGGCAACAGTAGCAGCCGCAGCTATTCTCAGCGTTATGAATTAAGGAGCAAGCCATGGCAAACAAAACAATATTTCAACTAGACGAAGAGGTAACGCCGGTTGCAACTGACGAGATGGAAATACAGAAAACAAACGACGGTGACAGCTTCAAGGCAACCATTGCCAACATCCTTAACAAGGTTCTCGGCGTTCTTGGAATTGATAAATTTAAACTAAACGTTAATGCAGGTGAGACTGCAGCACAGGGCGAGCTTGTCTGGAATGAAGACGAAGAGACAGCAGACCTTGGGTTAGGTGAGGCAACCCTCCAGTTGGGACAAGAGTTTCATTATCACGTCAGGAATACAACAGGCAGCACCATTGTAGACGGAACGCCGGTTATGGCGATTGGTACTGTCGGAGCGTCTGGACGTATCCTGATTGGGAAAATGGACGGGACTGACGCAGCTAATGCAAAGTTTTTCCTAGGCTTTACGACCCAGAATATAGCAGACAGCTCTGACGGAAAAGTTACGAAGGACGGTAAGGTAAGGGGTCTTGATCTGTCTGCGTTCAACGATGGCGATGTGCTTTATGTCTCTCCTACCGTTGTAGGTGAGGTTGTGGATGTGAAACCTTCACAACCTTCTCTTTGCTTACCCGTTGCATTTGTAATAGACGCAGTTCCAAGCGGCACTCTTATGGTCCGCGCTCAAGGCATAGACGAAAACGCTTACATTTTCTTTAACACTACCACCACCGAAGGAGACATGATTGTAGGTGATGGTTCTGGCTTTCCTTCGCGGCTTCAGATCGGGACTGAAGGGCAAGTACCTACGGTAAGTGGTGACACTCTTGTTTACTCAACGCCTGCAGGTGGTGGTGACGTAACCGCAGCTGAGAATGTCGACGCACAAACCATAGTTGTGGGTGATGACGGTGCGAAGGGCATCAAGAAAACAGGGATTACAATCAGCATTGATGATGCAGTATCAGGCGGCAAAAGTCTAGTGGTAGAAAAATCTGATGACTACACTCTCCTTGCAGTTAACAGCGGTATTTCTTTCCCACAAACAGGAGCAGCAAAAACGTTCAGTTTACCAGCAGACACATCGGAGTTTAGTCTTGGGTGGTTCGTAACTCTATACGCACCGTCAGGTGGTGTTGTTACTGTTGCTCAGTTGGCAACGGCAGACGCAACCATTCTAAGCGATGGTGATTTTTTGGACATTAAAGCCAAGGGTGGTGCGGTCCTCGAATTGGTAGATGATACTGTGGCTGCTTTCGTGTTTCGTCTTTCGGGGAGCTTAGGATAATGGACGTATTTAACAAGAAGTCTGGACTGTATGCCCCCGCTAGTAGTGGAGGAGTAATACCAAGTACATTATCTTTATTAATGCACATGGATGGGGTTGATGGTGGTACTGTATTCACGGATGATGGTTTTTATGGTCATACGTTTAGTGTTAATAACCCCGTTGTTACAACAGAAACGACAGATCCGAAGTTTGGTACAGCAGCAGCAGCACTCAATGCCAGTGGAAACTTAATAGGCCCAGATGATACGACTTTCGATTTTGGCACAGGTGAGTTTTCTATTGATTACTGGGGCAGGAACATAGATGCCGGGCTAGCTATAGCCGTCTCAAAAGGGGCCGGGACTAACCAGTGGGCAATATATTCGAGCGGGACTACCTTGAACGCGTTTATACGAGGGGTCAATACACTAGCAGGAACTATTCCCCTTGACGATTCTTGGTACCACGTTGAGATGTCAAGAACGGCAGGGGTGCTTTACTTATATGTTAACGGAGTTGGTAATAATCTTGTTGAAACAGGAGTGATTACTGGTGTGGCAAGTGGGTTGCGTATTGGCACTGACCTGGCTGGTAATGCCCCCCTTGATGGGATTGATGAGCTAAGAATACAGAAAGGCGTTGGAGGTCATACGTCAGACTTCACACCCCCTACAGGCCCCTACGATGGAACGGAGTAAGTAATGAAAGTACACGTACTGACAAAGACAGTCTACAACACTCTTGCTAAAGCGTATAAAGCCTATCGTGTTATTTCTGAAGGTAAAGCGGAGCCGATTGAAACTATTGTGTGGTCTGACTGGGGTATTGAAGAATACATTGTTCTTCCTGTTGATTCTTCTGTTGAGAAAAGAACCGATATTATAGTGGATACAGGCGGCAAGGTTTATGCTTTCACCGTTATATCTCTAACAGCACAAGAAATAGCTGCCAAAGAGAAGTCGCGGATTGATTCAGACCTCCAGCAGGCTACTATTTCAAGTGCTATCTTGATCACTGAGGTATTCGCACTCCTGTATGCAGACGGTGTTTTGAATGTCCCGGCACTATCTGACAAAGCTAAGGAAGAGTTTGCTACTCTGACGGATCTTGTTAATCAGTACACGCCATAAGTGAGCCAATGGGCAACCTATCCAAAAACATATCAAGATACGAGGTTGCTTGCCGATGCGGTTGCTGCTCTGATTCTATCGACACAGAGACGATAAAGGTTCTCCAGGCTTGTTGCGATCATTTCTCTGAGGAAGCGGGATACAGAGTGGTGGTTATCATATCGAGCGGTAACCGTTGCCTTGAATACAATAGAATACCTGTGTCTGATGGTGGGCCTGGAAGCAATGACGGAAGCTATCATCCGAAGGGTAGGGCTTTAGATTTCAGGATTGCCAACGTTGCACCGGCAAAGGTTTATAAGCACCTTGACGAAAAGTATCCGGGTAAATACGGGATAGGCAAGTATCCAAAGTTTACGCATTTAGACACGCGCACTAATGGAGGGGCCAGGTGGTGAACATCCCAACAGTAGAAACAAGAGGACTACTTGAAGCCCCTACTACCTTCTGGAGTTTAACGCCAGAACGGAAAGCCAAAATCTGCAACGGCGGCGGCCCGAAAGGTTGGGGCTGGTTAGTGCCTGACACGATGTGGGGTCTGAGCATGACCGACTGCTTCGATATCCACGACTACGACTATTACACCAAGACAAAAAAAGAAGTGGCCGACAAGCGCATGTATAGAAACATCAAGGCCAAGATAAACAATCATGGCGGGTTCTTCCGTCGATTCAGATACGCCCGTGCTTTCCTGTATTACCAAGGCGTCAGCAAAGGCGGCTCAATGTTCTACTCCTTCCTGTTTTAAATCCCCCTAGTATAATTCTACAAAAACCACTTCTCCTTGTATTTCCTTGTTGACACCTTGCCTTTTCCTTGTTATAAGTTGATTAACTTTTAACACGGAGGCAACATGAACCAGTCAATCAAAGGCATCAAAGGCGGCACAATGGAACTTTTCAACGCAGACGAAATCCCTGATCTTATCGACAGGTCTGGATGGTCACGTCAAGAATGGGCTGACTATATGGACTGCAGCACCAACACAATCTCCAGCTGGTACAAAGGCAAGAAGAAGAAGACCGTCAAGCAAACTGACCGGACTTTGTTTATCGCTGTTCGCAAGCAGTTGATAGAGGCCGAAGAGTTGAAGGGGGAGTCATGAGAATCCAGGAGATGACAAACCAAAGCCGTTTCGACTTTCACGCAATCATGGTGTGTGAGCATTGCGGGAACACCAACAAACTTACAACAGGGTACGATGACAGCTTCTATCACAACAACGTTATTCCTGCTATGACTTGCGTTAAGTGCGGACTTAATCGTGCAGGTGAGAATCCTAAAGTAAAGAACGATTATGGAACAGGTCCAGTCACGGTGACATCATGACAACATTCGCCGAAGACATCAAAGAGCGCAAGGATTTCGTAAAGGCATCACGCCAAGCTGCTGGACTTGAAGCAGACGCACTTGTCACAGCCCTTGAGTATCGCATCAACGAGCTGGAGGCAGACCTTGAAAACGAGCAGGACTTGACCGTGAAGCTGAAAGGCTTGCTTGACGGTGGTCTGGTTGAGTTGGTTGGTGAGTTGTCTGAGTCGTTGCAATGCTTGGTAGATTGTATATCTGAGACACGCGGCACGGATGCCAACGCTGCTCTACATTTGGCCTATAGCGTTATCACCAAAGCCAAGGAGTCGATGCCATGAGAGAAAAGAAGTTTACGCCGGGCCCGTGGGAACAGAACCAGCCACAGTCAGGTACAATCTACATTGACGCAAGACTGCGTGGCACGACACTACAGGAGGTATGCTCTTGTGGCCCGACTGAGACGCTAGAACAACGCCAAGCCAACGGCCACCTAATAGCCGCAGCTCCTGAGTTGCTGGAGGCGCTTGAGGAGGCCATTGATTTAGTTAACGGGATACTCTCAGGCGACTATGATCCAGACACATTCACTGTGCAACCTTGGGATACAGCAGTATCCAAGGCCTACGGTGACACACCATGACCACCAAACGGCAGACACCACAAAGCGGCTTCCTGCTGTGGTTTGCAATGGTAGTAGTTTTCGCATGTACGATGGGTCTGATTCTCTCAGGCGGCGTGAATATCGTCGTTGAGTTTCTTGGCGATGCCATTGACGGAGAGACAACTTATACCGAGCATCAGCTAGACAAGTCGTTGAGCCGAGAGCAACGGGAAGAAATTATAGGGAGGTTGGAGGAATGAAGATAGCAAGCGAGTCTGGTCACTGGTACGACAGGAAAGGCGGCACAGCATACGAAGTCCCGTATGCCGACAAGTCAAAAGGAATGCGCGGTACAACTCTGCGCGATGCCAAGAAACTGCACCTATTCCCCTCAGTCACTACCGTTATGTCAATCGTTGCAAAACCAGGGCTTGAGAGGTGGAAGCAAAACAACCTGCTTATGTCTGCATTGACGTTGCCACGCGTTGACGGTGAAAGCCTTGACGATTACGCGAAGCGTTGCATACAGGACGCATCAGAACAGGCCAAGGACGCAGCACAACGCGGAACTGATATACACGGTAGTCTTGAGAAGTATTATCAAACCGGCAAGATCCAGGCAGAACACAGCAAGATGGTTTGCGGTACTGTCGATGCAGTCAATGAAGAGTTTGGTAACTTGACATGGTTG